AATTTTGATACTATTATAAGAGTAGGAATAACTACTATGCTTTGTTCTAAAAATAATTATGATTTTTTATATGAAGAATATATGAACCGTTATAATATTAATTATAAACCAACAGAGGACGATATTTAAAAATTATATAATATACTTTAATATTAAATAATTGAGGTTGTGAAAACAACTCACCGTAAATTTTTTTTGGAGCTAAGACCTCCTATAGACAAAAATTATTGATAAAAACGAATAAATTTTTCAATATGGGTGGGTTCTTGGAAATATTTTTTTTCGGTGTTTTGTTTTTCTACCTCAATTATAAAGAATAAAAATAATATATATATCCTCTATTTTAGAATAAACAAAAAAACAAATAAATTAATTCGTTAAACTATTTAGAAAGATTTTCCTAAGTATATTATATGGAAGGTTTTATTGAGAAATTAACTAACAAGAACATAGAAAATTTATGTTTTCCAGATTTGTATAAATCCAAATATTTTACTGACGATTATTCAATTGAAACAATTACATTAAAAGAATTATATATATTAAAACAAAAAATAATTAATTTTACTTTTAAAAAAGGAATACTTGATGATATGGCTAATATTATTTATGAAGATATTAATAGAAAATTATATGTAAAAAAACAATTTATTAATATGACAAATGAATTAATAGATACATACGGTTCTTATGATGATTTCAAATATAAAGATTGTGAATTCAAGGGAGATAATAAACTAACAAAAGTTCAACAAATAGCTAAATTCAAAAAAATATTGAAATTTAATATTGATTTTATTTTGAATAATAAAACGCTTATTTTGGATAGAATTGAAGAGATATATAATTTAAAAAAAGATGAGGTTAGTGAGACCTTAAAAGAAAAAAACAAAGAATATATGAAAAATTATAACGCAAGGGACGATATAAAAGAAAAAAAGAAAGAATATAATAAAAGAGATGATGTAAAAGAAAAACAAAAGGAATATTGTAGTGAAAAGGTTAAATGCGAATGTGGCTTTGTAACCGCAAGAAAAAACCTATCACGGCATAGAGCGTCCAATAAACATACCAAATTATTATCCTAAAACAACTTAAATATATTTATTCCTAATATATTAATGGAGAGTGTTATAATTAATGATAAAGAATATAAGTATTATCCACCTACTTCTTATGAGAATACTAAACGATTAAAAAAAAGGATAAAAAATATTAAAGAAAAAATTAAAGCAAGTCAAATCAGTTGCTATAAAGATAAAGTAACAAAGAAAGGAATACCTTATTATAATAATTATCCTAAATTATTGAAGTTTTTAGAAAGTTTAAACTAACAAAATATAATAATGTTATAATATAATAATATTATATGGTAAAGCGATTATTAGAATTATTTTGTGGAACAAAATCTGTTGGAGAAATATTTGAAAATAATGGATACGAAGTAATAAGTTTAGATTATAATAAAAAATTTAATGCTACCCATATAGAAGATATTTTAACTTGGGATTATACCATATATCCAAATGATTATTTTGATGTTATATGGGCTTCTCCAGATTGTGTTACTTGGTCTTTAGCAACTGGAGGAAAATATAGAAAAAAAGCGTCTATATATGGTCTCAATAATGAATATCAAGATAAAGCAACATTTGCTAATAATATGATATTAAAGGTAATTGAAATACTTAAATATTTTCAACCCAAATCTTGGTTTATGGAAAATCCAAGAGCATTATTAAGATGGTTTCCACCTTTACAACAATTTATAGATGAAGAAGGAGCAAATATGAACCTTGTATATTATGCGAATTATAATAATTGGGGATTTCCAAAAGCAACTAATATATGGTCTAATCTTCCTTTATGGGAAAATGAAAAAATACCAGTAATGCCCGAAAGTAGTTATATTTATAGAAATCATAAATATAATGGGACAAAAAAAAGGTATTATAACGCATATAATTTTAAAAGTCCAGAAGAACGCAGTAAAATACCACCGGATTTAATTAATCGGTTAATTTCACTTATAGTTTAAACTAACAAAAAATAATATTATAAGTATATATATGCCTTATAATATTAGTGACGCAACTTACAAAATAGCAAAACAATTGGGATTAGAGATATTTCCAGCAGATAAGTTAGATAAAAAACTGGAAGTTTATGACGCTAAGACTGGAATATTTTTATTTTATGTTGGCGATAGTAGATATATGGATTACCATTTATATCTGGACTATGAAAATAAAGGACTTGTTCCAAAGGGAACTGCTAATGATAGAAAGCGACTTTATCATATACGACATAAAAACGATATTGAAATTAGTAGGAAAAGTTATATTGGGGCTAAGTTACTTTGGTAAAATAATAATATGATAATATAGTAATGACTATTCTATCATACGACCAAATCCAAACTCCTAAATTAGTTTGGGAAAAACTATTGGAACTAAACCCAATAGATAAAGATGCTGTTTTTTTTGAACCGTTTAGTGGTGAGAATTCTTTATACGAACAAGTAGATTGCGTTGTTAAAAACTGGTGCGAGATAACGAAAGGTAAAGATGTATTTGATTTTGAATTCAAAGATGAAATAGAGATTATCTATACAAATCCTCCTTATTTATGTTCTATTCCAAATAAAAAGGGGATTTTTAAAGAGCGAAATGCGGTTTATTTCTTTATGGAATACTTTATGACGAATTATCGTAATTTGAAGAAGATAGGCTTTATAATGAACCAAAAGTGTTTTTCAAGTTTTACTCCTAAAAGACTGAAAAAACTGAATGATTTAGGATTTAGTATTTCTACGATGACTTTGTTTAATTGTAATTTTTGGTGGGGGCTACACTATTTCGTCATTTTTGATAAAGAACCAAATAGTTGCTATAAATATATAGAACAGACTTTTTTAAAAACTATTTGTTAGTTTATCTTATAAATTAAATCAAAATATAAAAATTAATTTCTTTATTAATTATATATGACAGAAGAAACGAAAGAGAATATATATGATATTAAGGAGGTATTGCCTATTGATGAAGTTTGTGTATATGCTGATGGTATTGATATGGAACATCAACAATGGAAAGAAAAAGTTATGAAGTGTAAATTATTATGTCTTACCGATATGGGATTAAACCCTATGATAAACCCTCGTTATTTGGATAATAGAAAGCGAAAGGATTTAGAAGATAGAATTAAAGTAAAGATGGAAGAACCAGAACAAAATACAAACGAACAATTCAATATTTTAGTTTGTGAAGACTTATTGAAACAAGATGCTAATTATTCTCAATATCCAATCTATTGTATGCCTAATACACATAAGATAGTTCCTTTGGATGAAGAACCAAAGTCTATTAATGGAATAACATATTTAGCCTAATTTACAATAAAAATACAATTTCAATTATATTAATTAATAAAACATTAATATAATTTTTTTCTATTGTATATTATATAATGAGCGGAATGCCGAATAATACCCCTTTAGATGTGAGAAAGTTTAGAGATGCGTATCTTGCTAATCTAAAACTACAAGCGAAGAATGACGATGTTAATCTTCAAGCGAATAAGATGTTTCAACGCACTGGTCAAGTGCCTACTGTATTAACAGATTATAGATTGAGTAGCGAAAAACTCGCAGACCTTTTTAGGCTTCGTCTTGATGTTCAAGGCGAGTTAAAACAAATTACAGATGGTATAGAAGCCCAAGCAATAGTCAATGATTTAGACGAAGCAGAATTAGTGTTTTTAGCACAAAATATTGTTCCAATTAGCGAAGATATTAAAAGGCGTTTTAAAAATGGAGTTTTATCTGCTCTCTTTTTACCATTCTTTAGGAGATATATGGCTAAGTATGAGAGTAATTTAGGAGTAGAATATGGTCTTACTCAAGAGGCTGGTGATGCTTTAAGGGCATCTTTTGAGACATTAAGAGATACACTTGTTAGTATGGATGATATTGATAACTTAGAATACCTTTTAGGAACTTTATCTGGCTATGGTAGAGGAGTTAATAATATTGTTGAAAATCTTGAAGATATTAGAAATATTGTTGAATTAATTCCAGCAATAGAGAATGATATTAGAGATGGACGAATTCAAAATGCGAATACATTAGCGATGATATCAACTGATATTAATAATATTGTTGAAAACTTACCTACAAGTGAAGAGATTATTGATTTAGGAATAACATTACAGAATTTAGTAGAACAAGGAGATTTACAAAGTGATGAAATAAGAGGTATATTATTTCGTCTTCAAGAATTAACTGATTTAAACGATGAAACATTACAACAAGTTAATGTAATTACAGATGCTATTCGTCAAGCAGAAAAAGATGCTGAACCATTACAAGAATTACCTTTGGCTGACGCAGTTTATAGCGGAGATATTGAAGATATTAATCCAGATTTAGGTTCTATACCACAACCAAAAGGAATAGCCAAAATTAAAATGTATGTAAGTGGGTATTCAAGAGATGAAGCGGTTAATTGGGCGAATAAAGCCAAACGATATTTAGATGATATGGGTGTTCCAGAAGGACAAGTTGAAGGAGGATATGCTCCAATTACAACTGGCTCGGCTGTTGCTAAGTGGGTTGTTGAAAATAATGATTTGTTATCTCAATATGCTAAACCTATGAAAACTACTAATTATGGAGGTAAAAGATATGGTGATGATTTTGAACCATTACCATTTGAGGAAGAACTATTTATTAAAGCAAAAACCCCATCTTCAAGTGCTAAAAAGGAAAAACGAGAAAGAAAAGCAACATTAACGCCTCCAGTAACCCCTTCTCGTGAAGAAGAAGTTTTTCCTACAAGTGAAGGATATGGAATGAAACCATATAAAATGAAACGATTTGGAATAAAAGGTTGTGGAGTTGGAACTCAACTAAAAGGTGCGAATGGCGGATTACGCAAAGAAACAAGAGGCGAGATTATTAAATTAGACCAAATAGATTTTCAAAAAGCTGTTCCCCAAGATAAAAAGTTTATTCCATTTGGTCGTTTTGTAATTAATAAGAATAGATTGGATAAAGGTGTATTAGCCATTAAACGGCCAAGTGGTTCTGTTATAGCACAATTCCCATCTCAAAGAATATCTCCTAAAGTTCAAAAGATACTAACAAATATGATTGGAGGGTCATTACATTCGTTTGAAGATTATAGCGAATTAGATGATGATGAAAGAACATATCTACATAGACTAAGTGAGTTTTCTAATATTGATAGTCGGTTACGCTTACCAGCACCAAAGTTGAATAAAGATGACCAAGACACTAATCGTTTTGAGATATTGAAAGGACAGATATTAGCTGGTAATGATAATCCATCAATGGTTAAAGAGTTCAAGTTATTAATATTGAAACTATCAAGAAATAAGTTGCTTCCAAGCGGACAAACCAAAGACTTATTAATGACCCTTGCCGAATTAGGATATTAAAGTATATTCTTTTTTGGTCTAATAAAACAAAACATACTAACAAGTAATAAAATTTTTAGTTACCCCACTTTAATTAGGAAAAAAAAAAATTGAAATTATTTTTAGGAATAAGATAATCTATATATATACCACAGAATACGATAATGTCATCTACAATTGAGATTAAAGAACAGATTAAGGAATTACAATTACAAGAGAGACAAGCACAAAAGTTACTCAATAAGAAAAAGAAAGATTATGAAAGATATAAGTTTTTATTAGGAGAACATCCAGTATTCACTGTAATTACTGATAATAAAGATAATTATAATAGTTTTGAGGAATTAATAGGTGATATTGGTTATGATAACGACTATTTTAGTAAAACTGATTTTGAATTTATGTTTTTAGAATTAGGTTATAAAGATACTGATTTCTTTAATGCTTTTATGAGTTATAATAACGAAACTGAACTTGAAAAGTGTTGTATATGTTATGATTATTACAATAATAATAAACCAAATAAAAAAAAAAAGATAATGAGAAACTGTAGACATCATTCTTGTTATAGTTGTTATATTAATCTTAAAACAGTTAACGAATATAAAATTTGTATGATTTGCCGACAGAGTGAGAACCCTATGATGAATGTTTCAGTAACAAGATAAACAAACTAACACTTTGTTAGTATATTCCTTTTTAAAGACACTTAGCAAGAATTATTATCTCATCTTATATTATAATATGTTTAATCCAAAAGTATTATATCCTAATGGTTTTCAAAAGCAGACTGCTTCGGCATCTCAACAGCCACCTTTTTTTTTCGGTGGTTCTAATGTCCCAGTGAATTTAGGGATAAAAGTTAATCCAACTAAAACTACTTTAGCAAAAAAAGTAAGTGTATATAAAAAATAAATTATTATATTAAAAATATTATCTATGTTAATAATATAATGAGAACCCTTGTAATAAATCAATCCAATTTAATTCCAGATGGTTTTAATAACAAATTCATATATAGATTTCCAAATAGCGTTTTTTTTAAAGACGATTATGTAGCTGTAAATTCTATTAATATGTATTATAGTTGGTTCAATATTACCGCAGAATTAGGTAATAATGTTTTTAGATATATTTGGGGAGGAACAACCTATACAATTAATATTGCTGATGGGTTATATGAAGTTTCACAACTTAACCAATTACTTCAATTCACCTTTATTGCGAACGGACATTACCTAACACTTAGCGGTCAAAATGTTTATTTTGCGGAACTATTAGTAAATCCAACTCGTTATGCTACTCAAATCAATACATATCTAATTCCAATAGTAGCACAATTTACTTTTAATATTGTAACTGGAATTTATACTGGAAATGCTGGAACAGCATACGCTGGTATGACAACTACGAATGCTGCTTTTTTTACTGCTACAAATCAAAACCCCCAAATTGTTTTACCAGCAAATTTCAATCAATTATTAGGATTTACTGCTGGATTTACAACAGACTTGAATAATAATAACACATATGTTCCTCCAGTTGGAAGTAACTTTATTAGCAAAAATGGTGCTGGAACTATTTCCTATATTTCAACAACCGCACCAAATATTCAACCAAATAGTAATATACTTCTTTCTATGAGTAATATTGATAATGCTTATGCGAACCCATCATCTTTAATTTATTCGGTTGTTGCGAATGTTGGTTTTGGCGAAATCATTAATGAACGCTCAACAAACTTTATATGGAATAAATTAATTGACGGCACATACAATCAATTGAGACTTGAATTTCTTGGAACTAATTTACAACCTATTAGAATTGCTGACCCAGCCATTACAATTACTTTAGCCATTAAGAATAAAAATGAAAATATTTAGGGATAAATCACTTAAAAAAAATATATACTTAATTATATAGAAATGAATAGCGAAATAGTAAGCGAACAATACTTAAACAAGATAGTTGAAAACCTTAGCCAACATCAACAACATCTAATGACATCATTAAAAAATTTGAATGCGGATGAGATGTCTAAAGAAACTGAACTAACAAAACAACTTACACTTATTAATACGATTAATGTTAATGTGATGCGATTAAGGAATTTGAAAAGAAAGATTGAATTAAAAGGAAATCTATAATATTTTTTTATCTATATATTGTATAAATGAAAAAACCTATGTTAGTAAGAACACCATTTAGTAATGTAGCGAAAAGAAGTGTATTACACACAAGAGGGCGAATGGGAGGTAAGGGAATTGGAGATGTTTTACTTGATGGAGGTTTAGGGGGTCAATCATCTTATAGTTCTGTTAATGACTTTGTTGAAACTACTAATTGGAGACCATCTTCAAGAAGTAAGGCAATGGGTGGTATGGGATTGTCAAATAAGATTGGAAAAGTCTTAGGCGAACTAAACATTCAAAAACCTTTAGACCGAAAAAAGAAAAACATTAAATTCTCGCTATAAATATACCTTTAGAAAAGGTATAACCAAATTATATAAATAATTTGTAAATTTATCAATTCTACATTTAAATTTACAAATTTTACATTTACATTTAACAATTTTGCTCCACTTTTAAAAATTGGAATTTAGGGAATTTTGCTCCGCTTTTTAAAAGTTGAATTTAGGGAATTACCAATTAATTAATTCAAATTGACAATTTTTTTTATCTTTAGAATATATATAATGTGTGATAAACTCGTTTATGACTTATCTACGGAAATTGAAGGCTCTCCTAATATTTTTGTAAAGAAAGATTGGATTAATATTTTAGACGATATGAATGGTAATTACGGTTCTAACCAAAGTGTAATTTCAACATCACAATTATCTAACAGTAACAAATATATGTCATATCGCGAGGCGTATTTAGCCGTTCCTATGCTACTTACTTTAGCATCAACTACTCCAGCGAGTAATGTAAATTTTGCTCCAGCTACTGCTGGAACTTCTGCTGATTATGCTTTTGGGCTAAAAAATTGGTTTGGTTCAATAGTCCATAGCATAACTTGTGAGTATAATGGTGTAACCGTCATTCAACAGACACCTCTTATTAATATGTGGAATTCTTTTAAGTTATTGACATCTCTTTCTTGGAATGATGTTATTGTTAATTCCGCATCTCTCGGTTTCTTCCCAGATGATGCTCTGTCATTTTCTTTTGAAGGTGTTGCTGCTCTATCTGGTGTTGGAACTTGTAATAATACTAATTTTGTTCCACTTAACGAAGGATTTACTGTTAATGGTGCTTTTAATAGTTTTAGAAGTAGAGATGGTAACAAAGGGTTTAGAAGTCGTCAATCATATATTAACTACGATGTTGATGGTGTAAGCGGTGATGGAACTTATGCTGGTTTATTGACTGCTGCTTCTTCCGCTCAACTTTGGAAATCATATGTTTCTCAAAAGAGAAATGGTGCTAATGCTGGTAATGCTGGTGTCATTCAAATTTCGGTTCAAGCCCAAATTATGTTGAAACATCTTCATTCATTCTTCGCATCTATGCCTTTACTAAAAGGTGCTTTTTTGAAAATCACACTTAACTTGAATAATTGCTCTACTGCTATTTCTGTTGTTGGTGGTGTTATGGATTTAACAAGTGTTGCTAACTCAGTTGGTGGTGTCAATCCTATTATGATTGCTTCAAGAGTAGCAGATAACGGTGGAGTTTGTTTAGGAAACACTACTTATAGAGCAAATGTAAGTGTTGGTAATACTTGTTTGGATAGTGCTATTACATCTCTTGTTGGAGGTGTTGGTAGCGGTCAATTGTCAAGAAATGTATTTTTGTATATTCCAGCCTATACTTTTTCTCCTACATTTGAAAGTGCTTATCTGTCTAATCCAGTTAAACAAATTTCATATACCGATGTGTATCAATACCAAATCACAAATGTTCCGGCTGGTGGAACAATCAATTCACTTTTGACTAATGGTATTGCTGGTCTTAAATCATCTCTTCTCATTCCTTTCTTTTCTTCGGCTGTTGCTGGAACTGGTCTTCCTCTTGGTGTCCCAGTTTATCAATCTCCTTTTGATGATGCTGGAACTGGAACTACATCTCCTCTTTGTCTTTTGACTAACTACAATGTGGTTGTGAGCGGACAGAATATGATTTACAATACTCAATCGCGAGCATTTGAGGATTTTATGAACCAATTAGTAGGACAAAATGCGGTTAATGGTAACTTGACTGATGGTCTCACTTCTGGGCTTATTTCTCAGCAAGATTACGAAATGAAATATTGCTACCATTATTGCGATATTTCTCGTATGTTGCCTATTGAGGAAAGTGTCCCCAAGGCAGTTCAAATTATCGGTCAAAATCTTTCTGCTAAGGCAATTGACCTTATTTGTTTTTTGGAATATGGAGTAAGTATCTCGGTGGACGTATTAACTGGAAGTAGGGTGTAAGAAATAAAGTTTGGTTATACCTTTTCAAAGGTATACTTAAAAATCAAATAAATATAAATTATTAAAAATGAAATAATCTATGTTTAGCAAATTATTATCTTTAGTTATATTATAATGGAATTCAAGAAAATCCACGCTAAGATGTCTAAGCCTCAAATGGCTAAAATGAAGAAAGGTTGTTCTGTCCGTATTAAACCTTGTATGGAAGGTGAAGGTGTGTGCTTGATAGTTCACCCATCAAACTATTCTCAAATTACTCGCTCATTTAGCAGAAACAAAGGGAGTGAAATTAGATTAACCCCAGAAGAACTTGCTGTAAATGCGAGTGAAGGTGCGAAAATGGAAGGTAAAGGTCTATATTCCAAGGCAAAGAAAGCGGTTTCGGCTGTTGATGAAACTTTAGACAAACAACTTGGAAAACCAGTTAAAAAAGCATTAATTTCATCGGCTATAACTGCTGTAGCACCAGAATTAGCACCAGTTGTTCTTGCTTCTCAAACTCCTATTGTAAAGAGAGCATTTAAGAAAGTAGCAAAAAAAGTAGGTATGGGAATTAAACCAAGAATGCCTACTATGGAAGAAGAAATGGGAGGTGAAGGTCTTTATGCTGCCGCACCTTCAAGAATGGGACGCGGACTTTCTGTTAATCCTAAATTACGCCGTTCGTTAGTTGGTTTTGGTATGTGTGGTTCTGCCCCAACAAGAGTAGAACATTCTCGTTTTGTTACTCAACTTCCTCCAGCACTTCAATCTCAACCTTACTCTGCTAACTTTGCTATGGCTAATCAACTTCCAGTTCAGTTTCAACAATATGCGAGGGGGCAGATGGCTGGTTCTGGATTATTTGCCTCATTTTAAATTTGCTATTTAGGAAAAATAAAAAATGATAATTAATAAAGTTTATATATAAAAATTAAAATCTTTATTAATTATATAGAATGTTAACAGACACGCAAATGATAGAATTAAGTAGAAAGATGGATGTTCCCTTAGTGGGATGCTTTTTTAAAGATACCTTACCAAAGTTGGAATACAATAAATCGTATGTAGTTAATCTTCAAGATGAATATAATGATGATGGAACATTAAATAGCGGCAGCCATTGGACTTGCTTTCAAATCCAAAAATATCCTAATGGGATAGTAGAGGGTCTATATTTTGACCCTACTGGTGTTGCTCCTCCTAAAGATGTTATTAATAAATACAAACAACTAACAAAAAAAGAACATTTTCCATATAATACAAAGGATATTCAGTCAGCATTGAATAATGCTTGTGGTTGGTATTGTTTAGCTTTTTTACATTACATTAATGCTTTTAGTCACCGCTCTAAAAATCTGTATGATGATACTGATACTTTTTTATCTTTCTTTGATGATTTGAATAAGTCAGCTGACTTTAAGAAAAATGAATATATCTTGAAACAATTTTTTCAACCCAAAGACCCAAAGTTAAGAAAAG